TTACTCTTTCCTTTAAAACTACTTGTGACACTTGGAGGGCCAGAATATCTCCATTTAAGACTTGATCCAGACTCTTTTAAATAAGCCAAAAGGCTAGTGTCAGTCACACCTGAAGTCGCATAACCACGATTAAAAGTAACGTAATCCCAATCAGAATTTACATCTTCATAGTTAGCTAAAATCAAAGCAGCATCAGCATCAGAAATATTTGAAAAACCTAGAGTCAAAGTTGCATTAACTCTTTTTTGACTATATCGAATAATTGTCTTAGCACCATTTTGTGCCTCAAAGGTATTCTGAGGGTAATTCCCAGGGTTGTAACTTCTCGAAGTTGGCTTAACAGTAGGAAAAGGAACAGGACTAGCCATTAATCCATATCCTCAAACCTTTGTTCAAATACAGTGTTATTAAGTTCACAGGAATTAGGATTTTGCCATTGTATTTTTTCCAATATAGCTAACTTCTTATCGCTAGTTAAAGGAACATGAGTTGCTGCAACTTTTACGAATCCTTCTTCTCCATAAGTTATTGATTCAATTTTATAAAGTCGATCACTTTCGTCTGTTGTCTTAACCGTAAACAAGACATTATTTGGAGCACTTGAAAGACTTGCTTCTCTTACTTCATCTGTTGAGCCAGGTTTCCAATAATAGATTTGGGGATTACCTGTAATAGGTTCTCGACTTATTACTTCTCCAGATTCAGTAATAATTCCATTATCGAATCTATTCGTATGAGTTGACTCAGAAACAAGTCGAACATATTGCCCAGGAATTAGATTTAAAACAGATGTCGGAGATGTTTCAAAAGTAATTGCATGATCAACCAATTTTCTAGTTGCTAACGCAATACCAGCAAAAATCCTGACATGAGCTTCAGATGTACACCAGTTACTAAAATCAAAAACTTCTTCAGGTAGTTTTTCTCTATCTGCTTCACTTTGACCACTTTCAATGTATGAAAATGTTTTAGTTATGTTTTCAGGGAATCCATTCTCATTATCTTTTCTGTAAATAACAACAGCCTTAAACATTTGTCTTTCTTCTGGATTCAAGAATGTAACTTGTAAATCTTTTATATTTCCATCTGTAAATAAAGCTCTAATAGGAATCTCATCACCTCCAACAACTGCATCAAACTTTATTCTTTTAGAATTACTATCAATCGGCAAACCAGGAGAGAGACTGAATTGACCTCCTAAAATATTAAAATCACACAAATTGTTTCCTGCGTGTTCAAAAATAAATTCTCTCAAATTAAATCTTTTATCAATAATCCCATCCCATTCAAAACAATTAGCTTTGCAATAACCAGAGGCTAACGCCATTCTTGTCTTATCTACAGACAAAACACCAATTGTACTTGCTGCTCCATAATCTTGATTAGTCAACAAATCATAAGCAATTTCTGGAAAGTTATTGGAGCTTATTTTTGTTGTAGAACTAGACGCATCATAAGGAGCAGAATTATCACTCAAAGGTAAAATCTTTATACCTGATTTAATAAAAGCAGATAAATTATTAAAGGTTTCAAATTCTCTTGAACTATCAATCCTCAATCCAGCAATTGCAAGTTTTGAATATGTTGGGGAAATTTCTCCTTCATCACTGTCAAGTATTTCGTTAATAAAAACTATCTCATGCTCTGGATTGCTTTCATGACTAGACTCTTCTGCATCATATAAAAAATAATCTGCAATTTTGTTATTAGGGTTATAACTTGTCTCCTCGTAATAAGGCTTTTGTAACCTCATTTTACGAAGATGATCTTTATCTAAGTTTGCTAATCTCTCTGCTAATTCTTGACTTTGACCTGATTCTTGTTGATCTATAGAAGTAACAACTGCATCAGTTGTTAAATTATTTGTTCCGTCATTAATTGTAAAACGAAGAATTGAACCAACAGTATAACCAGTTCCTTGATTTTCTATTTGAAAACTTCTAAAACTATTGTTGGCATAATATGTAACTTTCAATGTTGCACCAGATCCACTCCCTGATGCTGTAGAAGGAGTTACTGTTGTGACTGTTTGCACTAATTGATTACTGACAGGCACAGAAACAGATACTTTATAACGATTTTCTGTTGCAGTAGAAGAAACCAAAGATCCAATTTCTACTTTTCGTCGAATACCGTCACGTTCTCCAATAGCAGTAAAACTTGTTGGAAGTTGACCATTTGCAGTAGGCATTGTCCCTGGATTTGCCTGAAAAAGAGTAGTAGCAGTAATTCCTCCTGTGTAATAAGTAAGTCTCCATGTTTGAGTTCCTTTATGAAGAACAACAGCTAATCCTCTTGGAGGGTTGTAAACATTAGGGAAATTCTCACCTGGGTAATTTGGACTAGAGATGTCTTCATAAGACCAATTTGCAGATAAAGTTAGAGGGTCAACGCCTCCTTGATAAGAATTATTTGAACGATTTAATTGCGTAATAGGGCCACCAGTATTTTCATAACTATCTTCAAAATCATCATTAAATCTTCTCCATTCTCTGTTATTCGTAATTCCCGTTCCAGAAGCAATTTCATCGGTTTTTGGTAAAACTAAAATTTCTGCATGAATAAAAACTTTTATAGGATTAGCAAAATTTGTATAGTTATTAAAATGTATTGGCGCAGAATGTTTTAAAACATACGCTTCTCTAACAGGATTATTAGTAGACAAAATATAATTACCAGAGACAGGCAATAATCTATATTCGTATTGTCCTTTCTGATGATGAATTGATATAGTATTGTATTGCTCAACAGGCGAATCCCCTTTTATACAAAGGTATTTATTGCATATATCTTTAAACTCAGAAGTAGAATGTTGCGGTCTTCCTTGTAATTTAAAGAAACTATAACGTGTTACATATTTACTCATTCCTCCTACACTAATCGACCCATTCTTATCTTCCGTGTTCAGCATTACTTCAGCAGAAGGCACAGCATTTAGGTTGGGAAATCCATTGATTCTTCTATAAACTTTGCTTTTAATTCCTAGTTCTGTTATTTGACACGCTTTTGTATTAGCAACTAAAGCTAATGACACTCTTTGTAAATTCAAAGTATTAAAAGGTTTTTGTATACCATTAACGTCTTGGATTTCTATTAAGCCTGGCTCATCTACTGTAAATTCATAGTCCTTTGAGAAATGACTATCTGGACTCCATTGTCTTCCGTCTAATGTTTTTGTACACGTAACTAAAGCAGTACCCATCATGTATTGCTGCCCTACATGAATACTGTCATCAGCTTGATTCCTTACTGTATCAACAAAAGATTTTGCATCTTCTGAACCATAAGGTGCAAATTTATTGTGTTTTCTACTTGTTGTATTGTCTTCTGTATCTTGAAATAAATGAACATCTCTACTTGTAAAGAAAGTCGAATCACCATAAAGCCTTAATCCTTCCTGATCTAAAGGCTGCTCAATAAAAGCATCTTCTCTAGTTGCTCCGTAAATTCGATATTTAAAAGTATTCCCTTTAGAAGCATTAATTCTTGTGCCACTAGATTGCGAACCAATAACCGCACAATATTGAGGATAACGATTAAGAATTTTTCTAATCTTATGAGGCAGTTGTCTATTTTTAAAATCATCATTTGCATCCAATCCAAATAGAATTGATTCCCACGGAACCCTGAAAGCGTTACCGTTTGGCATAGGTGAAAACAACCCAAATCGAGACTGAGTAAATGATGTTTTTGTTCCTGAAGTGCTTGTTGAAAACCTATAGTCTGAAGCGTTATTATTTTTGTCTATCTTTACGCTAAAAGGATCATTTGTATCGTATTCTCTATTACCTCTGTTTCCTAAATCATTAGTTTCTGGGGCGATTGTATCAGCAAATTTATGTGAATTATTTAATCTATTAACACCACCTAAGCCTGTATTAAAATAAAGAGCTAATTTTCTTTCGCTAAAGTTTTCTAGCAAACTATCTCCAATTGCAAAAGATTCAAAATCAGGTTTATCTCCTAATTCACCATGAGAAAACAAGGTGACAACAGATAATATTTCACCCAATCCTGTTGTTTTTATCTGAGAAAATAAAAGCTGAGAATTAACACGAACACCTTTTTTTGAATAAACAAGAGGAACAAACGTACCAAGAGCAGCTAATTCTTGTAAGGAGTTGAAATCAAACTGAGGAGCGAAACGACTTCGACCTTGAATACCACCAACAGTTAAAGAGGGAGGACTTTCGGGTGTTTTAGGTTTAGGAGTTAAAAGGTAACTAATCGCAGAAAGAGCAATACCAACAACTATCTGTCCAAGAATAGTTAAACCACCCGTACCCGTAGTAAGGGCAAAAGCTCCTAATGCGGCTGGACCTGCTTGTATATCAGGGATCAGATCGTATCCTTTTCCTCTATTCCTTGCATACTCAGCAACAGTTTCTACAAATTCAAAATATTCCTTATCTGTTATTCCTAACGTGTTGCATAGTTCTACTTCATAGGGCAATAAAGCCTGACGACCTGCAATGCCTCTATAGGGCTCCATCGAGCCTCCTGGTCTACGAATGAAATCCAACCTTCCTCCCAGTAAGTTGCCAATCCATAAGCCTTTTCTGCTTTTACTAGAGCTATTACACCGATCTTAGCGGTTGTTACCACAGAACAGTATTTCTCTAACTCTTCTGAAAACACATCAAAATCTCCTCTCCTTAATCTGCGATACCATTCTCTCGTAGGTTCAGGGCTGTCAATTCCATAACTCTTCAAAACATCTCTAGTAATTGTGTAACAATCTCCTGCTTTATGAATGTCAGGTATTGCACCTAGTCGATAAGGTAAACCAATTAAATGTAAGGGCTTCATCGAGAAGCAATTCTTCCCGTTACTGGCAAACTGCCAACCAATCGACTACTTAAATATTTTCCTGTATTTCCACCAACAGCATCAATTCCACTAGATAATAAAACTTGTATCGTTTGAGAGTCATAGCCAAGAGAAGACACGGCCCACTTATCAATGGTCAACGCATTTCCTTCTAAATTGCTAAACGTAGAATCCATTTTATAAACATAAACATTAACACGTTCTTTATTCTCTAACGCCTCAATTGCATAATTCATAGATAATTTATTCGCAGGACTTGTGTTGCTAATTTTATTAGCAAGTATCAAGCTTGCCTCTAGGTTGTCACCCGTATTTGTTTTTACAGCACCTTGATAAATAAAGGATAAATATTTATAAGATAAAGTTCCAGTAGCTCCTAAGTTAGCCGAGATAGGAGTATCAACTTTACTATTTTGAAATAACTTATCTGATTGAATATTTCCATCTTTATCTAATATTTGAATGAAAGTTGTAAGTGCAATAAGGGTCATAATCCAATCCTTGTACGAGAAGATCTACTGTTTTGCAATGTTCTTAATGTCCTTGATTCTCCAGCCTTAGCACCTTGAGATGAAGCAGTTGCAATGATTTCACCAACAGCAGACTTAGGAACAAACTCTTCAGAGTTGAAGTTCAATATAGGACCAGAGTAATTAACAGTAGTAGATCCTCCTGCACCGCCACCTGCATGAGACGAACCAGTACCAGGGATTACAGCTTCACCTCTAGCACCTGCTGAATACCGTTGCATTGACTGAGCCATCTTGCTGGCAGGGATTACATATTCATCTTCTCCAGCCTCTCCTACAAGCCCGACTGTAGGTTTTGTAACCAATCCACCCTGATCGAATTTTCGGATACCATTAGCAACATATCCACCTTCTGCTAATCCAAAAGCAGAGGTAATTGCTTTCTTTAAAAACATACTTGCAATTTGTTTTGCTATTCCTGCAAGTGATTCTCCTAAAGATTTCGTTCCGTCTATTAATCCCATAATTGCTCCATGTACTCCATCGGCAAGTACTCCTTTTACTTCTTTCCAAGTTTGTTTTAATTTTTCAGCTGATTTGGTTGCTTTGTCTGTTTTATCAGCAGTAGATTCTCCTTTTCCTGAATCTCCTTCTGATCCCACTTCTGTAACTCTTACTTTATATTCTATGGTCGGAATAACTGCATCAGGATCTATTCCAAATAATCTTTTAGCCCAATCTGGCAAATTATTTTGAATATCAATAAAAGCATTTTGAAAAGCAATTACAAGATTTTGTCCAAATAATCTTGCTGCTTCCATTGACCTTTGGATATTTTTTTCAAGATCTAAAAATGATTTACTCCATCCTTCTGAAAATCTTTGAATCAATTTAATTTGTTTTATTCCTAAAGCTTCTCCAATAGCAGAACCAATTCCTTTGACAGCTTCAAAAACAAGACGAAAAGGAGCCAAAGTTAGTTTTATTGCAGCCCCAATAAGTTCGACAGCAGCAGCAACCCCAAATAAAGTAAATTTAAGAGCTTCACCTAATTCTGTTTGATTCCCAAATACATTTTTAAATGCAGTTCCAATCCTAGTTAAAGCACCAGCTAATGTGTCTTGTGCTGTAAACGCTGCTTCTGCGGCTCGGCCTTGTGACTCTTCTTGATTTTTTATTAGTTTGTTTAATTTCTCTGTGTCTTGTATTGCTACTGAAATACCTTTAAACGCTTCAATCCCAAAGGCTTCTTGCAATTGACCAGTACTAAATCCTTCTAATTTTGCAAGTGCTCCAGCAAGCCCTTCAGTTCTTAAAGTTGCTTCATTTAAGTCAATTCCTAATTTCTTACCAGCTTGTCCACTTGATATTTTTGCAAGTGCTGAGTTTAAACCGCTAAACGCTGTTTCTATGTTTGTACCTGCTGCTGTTGATTGAGCAAGAACAGCATTAACTTCTTCTAATCGAATCCCTAACCCTGCTGCTGTCGTTGCAACCTTACCTATGTTGTTTGAATACTGACCGATATTAATAATGCCGTCTGCCTGTGTTTGAGCAAACTTATCCATCAAAGCTGCTGCATCTTTAGCTTCTAATCCATAAGCGTTTAAGACTTTTACAGCAGCTCCTCCAGCCGTGTTTATATCAGTAAAACCACCAGTAGCACCAAGGCTTGCTGCTTTTAATATCATTGCTGCATCAGCCGCATCAGTAAAACCAGCAGAAGCTACGTCATAAGCAGCTCCAGTTAATTCAGCGACACTTGCAGCTCCATTTAATTCAATTGTTAGTTGTCTTAAATTCTTATTTAACGCCTCAGAATCACCTCCTAAAGTTTCAAATTTTGCAGAAGCAAAATCAAGTGCTTTTATCTCATTAAACGCTGCTCCCACACCTGCTAATCCTGCTGTAAAAGCAAGCAAAGGTGCAACTGTGCTTTTAATAGCAACGTCTAAAGCTTTAACTCCTAATGCTGCAACCTTTGATTTGGCTCCTACTCCTAATGCTGCATTGCCAAATAAACCTAATTTCTGTGACCCTGCTGCTGACTTCCCTGCTAATTTATCAAAGGCTTTCTCAGTTGTTTTTGCCGCAGCCGCAGTTCTTTTTAACTTCGCTGGTGTCCCAAAGTCATCAAACTTAATTCCAACCGTTGAAATTAACGAGGCCACATTTCGACTTTCTGTTATATGTAGATCTTAGCGGTACTTTGCCCTTCTCATCTCTTTTTCTTGTTCTTCATTTAAAAAGTCAAAATAAACAGACCAAAGAATCAACTCTTCTTGTGTAATTTTTTGATTTAACTCCTGCAATGTGTAGCCAAGCTCTTTAGCTACTCCGAATTTAAGCAATAAAAAAGTATCTTTTCTCAGTTCTTCTTTTAGCCTTTTGGGTCAAGGTCATCACCCTCATTTCTATCTGGCAAGATTGCCATCATTACTTTATCCATAATTTCAGCAGTCACTTCATGTCTCATTTCATCAATTTGTCCAGCAGCAAACATTCTTCTTCCATCTTCAAATAATGCTTTGGCAATAAATAAACGAAGAGCAAAAGCGTTCATATCATTATTCGTTCCTTTCATGGCTTGCTCCCTTTCTGCCATCGTTAAAGGAGTACACCAGAACTCAAAATCTGTCCCATCTGTAAGTCTTACAACTTTTTTTTCTTGAACTAAATTAGATGCTTTTTTAAGTCTTTCTAATGGACTTAATTTCGTTTTTGCCGTTGGCATGAAAAATAATTCTGTTTGCATAAATTATATCAATAACAATAAAGGCCAGCCATAACGGCTAGCCCCTATTTTTATTTGACAAAATCATGTGAATTAATCTTGTCTTGTCGTGATGACTTGTTGTTCCTGCTAAGTGTCTTAATTTCCTATTTGGTAAATAACGCAAAAAGGAAGCAAAACCCTGTCCGGGTTTGGGACTTCGATAAACAAACAAAGACCCAATTGCTTTTAGCACTCTTATGAAGAAGTGCTTAAATCGAAAGTTGGTACATTGTTAGGTCTAAAGGCAATCTCAACCATTTGTGCATCATCTGGATTAACAGAGAAACTTGCAGAAAGTAAAACAGCATCCATTGAAATACTTCTACTTAATGCTTCTGTTGCTTGCTTATCTTGATAAAGCCTAAA